GGTCGAGGTCGGGGTTTGGGCTTGGGGTATTAGGTAACTAAAATGCTCCAGCCTCTCCTCGACAATTCCAGAAAGATCGGAACTTCCCAAAGTGGGAGCATCCCGGCACCTGTCCGGGGCTGGAACGTGCGGGATTCTCTGGCAAATATGCCAGAAGATTTCGCGGTCGAGTTGGAGAACATATTCCCAAACCTGACAAGCTGTGATCTCAGGTCCGGTTTTCTGTCCCACTCAACCGGCAACGGTTCGGGAGCTGTCGAGACTCTGGTTGAATATGCCGGTCCGGTTACCCGGAAACTGCTATCTGCGGCTGGATCGGTGATCTATGATTCTTCCGCCGAAGGTGCCTCCGCATCTATCGCCACGGGTAAAGCGAACGCCAAATGGCAAACGACGATGTTCGGTACATCTGGCGGCAATTTCCTGTTCATGGTGAACGGTGCAGACGACCCGATTTATTACAATGGCAGTGCCTTCGTCACTCCGAGCCTAGCAAGCGTCACGGCGACAGATATCGTCCATGTCGCAGCCCACCAGAGACGCCTGTTCTTCGTCTTCAATGACAGTCTGATCTTTGGCTATTTGCCGGTGGTTTCAGTGGCCGGAACCGTCGCCACATTCGACATCGGTGGCATATGTCGGAAAGGCGGTTATCTCCAGGCCATTGGATCGTGGACGCGCGACGGTGGCGCTGGCCCGGATGATCTTTTTGTCGCCATCACAAGTGAAGGTGAGTGCATCATATATTCCGGGAATGATCCGTCTGTGGCTGCATCCTGGAATCTTGTCGGTGTATTCAATATCGGCAAGCCAATCGGTCGCCGGTGCATCGAGAAAATTGGGTCGGACCTTATTGTAACGACCCAGGACGGCGCGATATCTTTAGCCACTTTCCTTCCGATTGATCAAGTCGGGAGTCTCGGGCAGGCAATTACCACAAATATCCAGAATGAATTTCTGGCATCTTCTAGGTCGTATTCCACTGTTTTTGGCTGGCAATCAATCCATTATCCGCAAGGCTCTTATTCTCTTTTCAATATTCCGAAGTCCACCACGGAATCCGTGCAATATGTTGTCAATACCCAGACGGGGGCGTGGTGTAAATTCACAGGACAAAATGCCGCCTGCTGGTCATTGTTCAATGGTGATTTGTATTTCGGCGCTCAAGATGGCGGTGTGATATATAAGGCCGATACAGGGGTCAGTGATAATACCGCCAATATAGACTGGAAAATACGACCGGCCTTTTCCTATTACGGATCGAGGGGAAGTCAGAAGATTTTCACGCTGTGCAGACCACATTTTACGACGAACGGAGCGCCTGCGTTCGCCATCGATTTGCAACTTAATTTCTCGAATACCAATCCGACGAATATCCCGACCACCCCGGAATTGGACGCTGCCACATGGGACGTTTCAAAATGGGACGAATCCTACTGGGCCGACACGATAACGACTGCCGCCTGGACAACGGTGGTTGGGATGGGGGAGTGCGCGTCCCCGACAATTCGTGGAAATACGAATTCCATCACGCTGTCCTTCACTGCATATGACATGATCTGGCAGCAGGGGAGTGCTTTGTGATGGCTGATAAATCCATGTCTGATGCGCTTTTGAACCAGCGTCCGGGTTACCGTTATAGCCTTATGTTGCCGATTAAGTACCGCGAGCACATGGACGTTGACCAATTATCGACTGATTATATGAAGGGCGACATGAGTCCAGCGATGTTCGGTATCATCGCGGATATGTATAATAGCATGGTTAAGAGCGGTCAGATGATGATGGATGATCGTGAACTAGATCCAGGCGAGTTGTTTATGAATACTCTGGACTTTGCTCCCGGTGCGCTGGCTGTTGGCCGTCTTGCCCCGAAGGGTGCCACGCTTGGGATGTTTGCGGGGAGTGGTGCCAAGACCGCCGATCTCCCAATGGACGAGGCAAGCCGGATGGCGAAGCGCGAAGAAATAACCGCTCTAAGGGCAGAGGCCAATGCAAACAGGGATGATTGGGCAGGGATACACCGTCCACCTATGCGAGACAGTGGAGCGCCAGCCCATGACTTGACGGGTGGCGGAACAGTTTATCCAGACGACGTTTATTCCCCTAACGCGGTTCAGTATTACGGGACAGGCAATAAGGCTATGGATCGCGAGACTGTTCAAATTCTCAATAAGCTAAAAAATAACCCTGACAAAATGGTTTCCATTTATAGGGCCGTGCCTCCCGGCGTAAAAGGATCAGAAATATCTGCGGGTGATTGGGTCACAGTCAATCGGAATTATGCGAAAGATCATGGAGAAAGCGCCCTTAGGGGCGATTATGTAATTATTGAACGTCGCGTACCAGCTAGAGATATCTACACAAACGGTGATAGTATCCATGAGTTTGGTTTTGACCCCTCGCGAGAATCTATGATTGACACTTTAAGATGACAGCATTGGTCTGTGGCCGTGATGATGAATTGGCGGCGTGGGCCGAGGCCCATTATCCCGATTGCGCCCCGCTTTCTAGACCATTGACGGCAATCGGGGTGTCTTCAGATGACGGCGAAATCATGGGGGTTGCCATCTTCCACAATTATCGTCAAAATGACATCGAAATCACTTTCGTGACCGCGACCCAAAAGTGGGCCACGCCGGGAAATATACGGGGAATCTTGAATTACCCGTTTATCCAACTGGGCGTTAAGCGGATGACAGCAATCACCACGAAATCAAATAAGAAAGCCCGAAAATTCATGACGGGCCTGGGCTTCAGGTTAGAGGGGGTCCACCCATACGCGGCCAAAGACGGAACATCAGCTTGTACATATGGCCTGTATCCTGAAAATGCGGAGAAATGGTTAAATGGGTAAATCAGCACCTTCGCCGCCGCCACCTCCTGATCCGGTTAAAACCGCGCAAGCGCAGGCTACGATCAATAAGGAAACAGCTATCGCCCAGGCGAAGCTGAATATGATCGACGAGTATACGCCGTATGGTTCTTCCGTTTACACGGAGAGGGGCACCCCAGGCGACGACGAAATCCAGCAATATGCCCGCACAACCACGCTCGATCCGGCGCAGCAGGCGATTGTTGATAAACAGAACGCTGTCATAAATGCGTTGAATGAAGTAGCTGTTTCTCAAGTCGGGCGTGTAGGTACTGCCTTGGGAGACCCATTCACTTATGAAGGAATGCCCACCCCTGGCACCACGGCTGGTATTAGAACCGCCGCTGACCGCGTTAGGCAGGCCATTGGGAGCGATTTCGACTATGCAGGCCAGCCTGATGCGCCTTCTGCCGCTGGAGTAGTTGGTGCTGCTGCTACTGCCGCAGGGTCTGTTGGAACTCCATTTAATTTAGGCGGCACCGCTCCCTCAACCAGTGAAATTTCAGCCGCCGCCGATAGAGCTGAGGCTGGCATGGATCAGCCTTTCAATTATGCCGGACTCCCCGCGTCATTCGGGACGGCGGGCGCGGAGAGTGCGGTCCAGACCGCAACCGATGCTTATGGCACACCGCTCGACTACTCCGACGCCCCTGCTTCACCTGCTGCCGACGCAGCGGCCCGTCAGCAAGTTATAGATTCGGTCTACGGGCAATATGCGTCGCGGCTTGATCCGAAGTTCGCCGGCGAAATGCAGGCGATGGAAACCAAGCTCGCCAATTCCGGTATCGCTCGCGGGACACAGGCGTTCTCCAGCGCGATGGATGATTTCTATCGGGGGCGAAACGACGCCTACCAAACTGCCCAGAATGCTGCGATCCAGGCTGGTGGCGCGGAGCAGTCGCGCCTTTTCGGATTAGGAACGTCTGCGCGGCAGAACGCAATTGCAGAGCAGAATTATCTCCGCGCTTTGCCGGGGGCCGAGCAGGGGCAGCTTCTAGGTTATCAGGGGCAGCTTTCCGGTCTTCAGGGGCAGGCAAGAGCCGACGCGGCGGGGGAGCGTCTGACCGAAAGAGGAATACCGATCCAGGAAGCCGGGCAACTCCAAGCACTCCGGGGTGCTGAATTCGATGCATCTTCAGCGGCCAGGGATAGGTCTGTACAGGAGCAGTTGCTGCAAAGGGGAATGCCCGCGCAAGAACAGGCCCAAATTCAACAGATGCAGCAGTCAGCGTTCGACGCTCAGGCTGCTCAAAGGGACCGTTCGATTCAGGAAGCTCTGACCCAAAGAGCGGTTCCTCTTGCCGAGCAGCAGCAAATGTACGGTATGGAACAGGGGTTATTTGGCCTTGATCAAGCTGCGCGGCAGCGGGCTATCGAGGAGTCCGCATATCTCAGAAACCTGCCGCTGAATGAAACGTCCGCGCTCATGTCCGGCAACCAGATCATGAATCCGCAATTCGGGGCAGCGCCACAGACGGGGATAGCCAACACCGATTATTCCGGGCTTGTGTCGAATACCTACGCTTCCCAGGTCAGTGCAGCTAACGCAAGAGCCGCAGCACAGAGCGCCAATACTGGAGCCGTGATTGGCGGGATTGCGACCGTAGCGGCGGCGGCATTCTGATGAAGAAGGTCGTCCAATTCTCTGGCGGGAAAGACAGCATCGTCTGTCTTCATCTTTTCAAAGATGTTGATGATGTGCAGGCTCTTTTCACGAATACGGGAGGCGCATTCCCTCACGTCGAGGATTTCGTATCTGAAACCTGTGAGAAATTCGGTGTTCCTCTCATCGTGGCGCGGCCCGAAAATAGCGTTATGGACTGGCAGAAAGCTAACGGCTTGGCGGCGGATATTATTCCGTGGGACTCGACGCCATTTATGAAAACGATGTCGAAGACCGACTTCGGTGCGACACTCATTCCATACGCTACTTGCTGCGCGGAGAATATCTGGAACCCGATGAATCAGGCGTTGCTCGACAATGACATAAAGTATGTTGTCCGGGGGTCGAAGGAGTG